GACTATTGGCCATGCATCGACTGAGCCTGTTGAGCCTGAAACAAAATCATACGATGTCCTAGGTGGATTGGTAGATTTCGGTGGTAATAAACTGTCCGATCAGAAGAGTATATCCACTAAACTATTATTAGCTAACAGAGGCTGGGTATATAGAAACAACGACGCTATTGCCCAAGAAGTTAGTAAGGTGGAGTTTGAACTCTACACTGCTGGAATTAAAGGTGGGGAAATTGTATACAACGAGATACTTACACATCCATTACTTGATTTGTTGGATAAGCCTAACGAAGAAACCACCAAAGCAGATGCTGTGTATACTATCCAATCACACAAGAAGCTAACGGGTGATGCTTTCTGGTTAAAGATTAAGACTAACGGTAAGACTACCGCCTTAAGATCTCTCCCACCAGATAAGATAACGCTTAATCTACAAACCCCCTCCCCTACCGATCCGACAATTGTTGAATCCTATAAGTATGAAGATGTCATAAACGGCGACCACATTAACCTTGTCTACCAACCTGAAGAGATCATACATTTCAAGAAACCCAATCCAGGTAACCCGTTCCGTGGGCTGGGAGCAGTAGAAGCTATGGCTGATGCTATCGACCTAGATAACCTCACTACTGAAACGACAAAGAAGTTCTTTATTAACGGGGCTATAACTAACTTCGTACTTTCTACTGAAGCTAAGGTAACAGACGAACAACTAAAGAGATTAAGAGCGGAGATGCGCTCTACTTCTAGTGGTGTTAGTAATGCCTACAAAGCAATGATCTTAGGTGGTGGATTGAAACCAGTGGATATTAGTTACTCAAACAAGGAGATGGAGTTCCTTGCTCAACTAGAGTGGTATCGAGATAAAATCATGTATGGCTTCGGTAACACAAAAGCATCGTTGGGCATGATCGACGATGTAAACAGGGCTTCACATGAAGGTTCTATCATCGAGTGGCAACGAAACACTATCAAGCCTGACATGAAAGCTATTGTGGACACCTTAAATGAATTCTTAGTCCCCGAGTTCGGGGATAATCTTATTCTTGGGTTCGTTGATCCTGTTCCTGAAGACCGTAGCGATGATATACAAGAGGTTAAAGACCTTTACCCTACAGGAGTTATTACATTGAATGAAGCTAGAGAGATGATCGACTTAGACCCAGTTAAGGATGGTGATCAGCTCTACCAGAAACCCGTAGTACAAGGAGCACCAGATGCAAAAGCCTAACATACCAGCATCTTTAAAGAACATAAACCTCAAGCGTGCCCTACGTAGGACTGGTGTGTATGAGCTACAAGCTAAGAACAAAGCCGCTAAGGAAAAACTGAAGCCTGTAGCTAAGAAGATGCTTAAGAAAACTATACCCCCACAACCCACAGAGAAGCCCCACAGCGTACAATTCACCGATGAGGTGGTACTTGCTTACTGGGAGAAGCAAATACACATGGTAGAGGTAATAGAGGATAAGTTTGAAAAGAAGGTAGAGCAGTTCATTGTTAAGATAGGTGACGGCTTTCTTCGAAACTTAGACGCAGAAGTTGGGAGTAAGAAACAATTTGCTGAGTTCTTAAAGAAGGATTTCTTCTCTGACAACGAGGACGACTACATAGTTCAGGCAGGGTTAGACTTCAACCCCCTACTAGAGAACATTGCAATCCTTGCTGGTAATGAAGCTAACAAACTAATAAACGTTAGCGATCCCTACCTATTGTTCAACTACCGAAAACAGATAGCCGATAACGTCGCTAAGTTCACACAGTCTTTACTAGATACAGATAGAGACCATTTAACTACCCTAATAACAAATGGGATCAGTGAGGGTAAATCAATTCCAGAGATCAGAGGATTGATAGAAGCCGACTTCAGCCAATACTCTAAGATGCAAGCTACCCGTATTACTAGAACAGAAGTTTTAAGAGCGTCTAACCAGGCTGCACTCGATGCTTACAAGCAATCCGGTGTGGTTGAAGGTAAGCAATGGCTCACAGCAGGAGCTATAGATGAGTGCGCTCAGTATGAGGGTAAGATAGAATCACTAGACGGCAGTTTTTACGCTGATACAACAGAGTTTGCGGATGGCGACCCTCCGCTCCATCCCAACTGTAGATGCGTATTACTGCCGGTTCTGATTTAGGTTATTGACGATTTAATATATAACAAGATAATAAGAGGTACTATGAGTAAACACGCAACAAAAGACGGACTAAAGTTAAGGGGCTTTTTCCGTTTGCAAATCGAGGACGGCCCTACAGGTAAAATCGTTGGTGACTCGGGCTGGCACGAGAACCTAGTAACTAACTTAGGATTTAACAACATTGTAAACCAACTAGGAACTTCACTAACTGGTTCTAAGATCTCACACGCAGCTTTAGGTACTGGTGGAGCACCTAACGCTACTGATACCACTCAGTCTGGTGAAGTATCGACTAACGGTTCTGGATCAGTTGTGCGGGCTGCTTTAACGGCTGCTACTAGCTCAACCTCTAAGACATTAAGAAACACTGCTACCTTCTCAAGTGCTAACTCATTCTTGACCGCTAGTGCTAACATTTCAAATGTTGGTCTATGGCAAACTTCTGGCCCTACTACCGCTTCTGGTACATTGGTTGCTGGTAACACCTACACATCAAGTGCTTGTGCTACTAACCAGAATGTGAACGTTACTTACGACTTAATCTTCGCTTAAGATGCGTTGTCTACTCACTGACATATCAGCAGTGTGGACTTTAGAAGACTCAAAAACCCCTATTGGTAGTAACGGCCAACCCGAGGGAACGGTCACACCTACAGCTACAGGTTACTACTGCGAGAACTGTGGTCATGGGTTTGCTGACTTTGCTGGCTGCCTTTCACACATCGTATATAGGGATATAGCAGAAAAGGAAGTTAGTGCAGCCCTTCAAGAGGCTGTAGCGGTTGGTGAACCCATAGAAGAGGTTGCGTCAGAGGAAACTGTGACCCCAGATATTGAAACCACTGAAGGAAATGTGATACCATAAGCACATGATTAAACAGGGTAATATAAACTTTGTAGAGAGGCACGTTGCTACCCTGTGGCGTGTCTCTTTCTGGAGTTTAGTGTGAAAGATATTGATAAGTTATTAAAAGATAAATCCGGCATTAGATTGGATATTGGCGGTGGCGCTAACCCAACACCAGGATTTGTTAATATAGACATCCTACCGCTTAAACAGGTGGATATAGTCCACGATTTAGAAGAAACCCCCTGGCCCCTACCTGACGAGTGTGTGCTCACCGCAACAGCCTCACACGTCCTAGAACACATCAACCCACATAAAGGGGTATTTATGAACGTAATGGACGAGATATGGCGTGTATTAAAGCCTAGAGGCCAGTTTGCCTTCGTAGTCCCCCACGCTTCCTCACATGGCTATCAGCAAGACCCCACACACTGCAACATGATTAACGAAACAACCATGCACTACTTCGACCCCGATCCAGAAGGTAATAATATCGGTCAGCAACTGTATGGGTTCTATCGTCCTAAGCCTTGGAAAATTGAACGACAGTACTTCAGTCCCGAAGGAAACCTAGAAGTTCTACTAACTAAACGACCTATGGATAAAAGCTACCTACCGAATTGGGAGCCACAGAGTCTAACCGAGGAGAAACTATGATAGTAACAGTAGAATTTAAAGGTAAAGAACTTAACCCAACCCAAAAACAGAAGATAAAGGATGGTATAGGTCAGATGTTCGGGGTGGTTGGTGGAGTTATGAAAGAAGCTGGCTATGAGGGCTACGATCTTTTATGTACTAAAGAAGGGTTTGTGGTAACACCAAAATGATTGAGATAAAAGACTCAGGTAGCAACAAATTCAGGCAGAGATTACTAGTAGCCACCCCCACCCTAGGACTGGTAAGAATGGAGTGGGTAGCTGCTAGATACAATCAGATCATCCCTACTAACTGGTCTAAGACAGACATGACCCAGTACATGAATGGATATATTCCTCTTAGATACACGGTAGCCGATGCACAGAACATGGCAGTTAAAGCTTGTGTAGAAGGTGACTTTGAGTGGTTGATGTTTATTGAAGACGATACCATGCCCCCTGTTGATGGGTTCTTACGCTTTACTGAGTACATGGATAAGGGAGACATCCCCGTTGTTTCAGGTTTGTACTTTACAAGATCAGTCCCTCCAGAACCAATGGTTTACAGAGGACGGGGTAATCACTACTTTAGAGATTGGAAACTAGAAGATAAAGTATGGGTTGATGGCGTTCCTACTGGAATGTTAATTATCCACGCTAATCTATTAAAAGCAGTTTACGAAGACTCGTCGGAATATAGGATCAACTCTACGGGTGATGTAGCTCGGAGAGTCTTTGACTCACCTACACAGAGCTGGTTTAACGAGGAGACGGGCGCACAAGAGACGCTAATAGGAACTTCTGATCTAGACTTCTGTACACGAGTAATAAAGGGTGACTACCTAACTAAAGCCGGATTCCCTAAGATAGCTAAGAAGAAGTACCCTTTCCTGATAGACACAAATATATACGCCAAACACATCGAGAAAGACGGCAGGCAGTTCCCGCTAGAATTTCCTAAAGAGTTTCTACCCGATGACAAGCGAGGGTCACAGGAGATAACGTGAGACTAGTTAGTGCTAACGTAGAGCAACTAACTTCTAAGAAGAAGTGCTTTATGTGCAGACACAAACTAGATGGCTGGCTTGCTCCCGGCCAAGGCGTGAGTGTTGAGTTTGCCTATCATATGAGCGACACACACGGTATCCCCTATCAGATCTTGTGGGGGTGGATATATAACTACGTCTACGGTGTTATGGATTTCAATAGTCTAACCCAGGTGCTATCATATCCAGATGAGTAACCCACCAGACTTAGGAATCGAAGTCAGCGAAGAAATCGGTGTAGATGAAAAAATCTCTTAACATATCCATAAAAGAAGATATAACGACCACCGAGAACCTAACCAACTATAAGAAGTGGTTCAACGGTATGAAGAAGTTTAGTTCGGTTAAGGTATTGCCAAAACGCTTGAAGTAGGTTAGATACGGTCTTGATGGAACAAAAGACCAGAGTATACGACATAGCTGCCAAAACAATGGTGTTGGCTGACGACCCAAAGTTTACCGAGACTAAAGCAAAGACGGATAAATACGTCATGCTTTCTACCGGCCTAACAGATACGAACAAAACTGAACTGTATGAGGGTGATGTAGTTACTTACGAACAAGAAAACTACAGTGTTCATCTTAAGGGTAAGGAGTACGTTTTATCCGATGGTTATAATGGGTTTCTTATCCCAGACTGGTCACAAGTTGAAGTAATAGGCTGCATCCTAGATTATCAGGTGGACAGGTAATGGCAACAACTGGCGTACTTGATCCGGCGGCCGGAACAGATTTAGCTATCCAACGTGGTGATAACTTCGGCTTTGGTACTAGTGGAGCACTGATTTATTGTATTGCGGCTGCAGCAGGAAGTGGTAGGTACAACGGCGGTTTTCGCTTTACAAGCCTTGGTATTCCATCTGGCGCCACGATAACGGCAGTTAATATAACGGTTACTCCGCAGAATACATCTTATGATGATATTAACTGTATTGTTCTGGTTGAGGATCAAGCCAGCCCACCCACTTTCGATACGACTAACACGGTAAATAACCGAACGTATTACGGCACTACTTCTTCATGGACTGCTGCATCCCTTGGGACTTCTAGAGCCACTGTTACTGGTAGCACAACCGACACAAACCTATTGGCTATGTTCCAACATCTAGTTGATACCAATGGTGGTATAACAGATGTAGTTATTCAGCTACAGGGTCAAACATCGGCACCGTTCTACGGATATCGTATTAACTCCTGGACGGCTGGCTCAACCTATTGGCCACAACTAGAGGTTACTTATACTACGGGGGCTACTGATCTATCTATCTCTAAGTCTGACACAATAACCGTCTCTGAATCAGTCGGTAGATTACTAACTAGCAACAGAAGTGTATCTGATACCGTAACAATTACTGAAAACGCAAAGTCTACACTGGTCAATAATGTCAACGTAAACGACACCATTATATCTCTCGATGGTTACAAATCGTTGTTCTACGACGGGTTTGAGGCAGGGCTAGGATTGTGGACACAGGCTGGCTCTACTATAACCAATGACGCTAGTGTATTCTACGCAGGTGCTAAGTCAGCTAAGTTCGACGTAACTGGCGCAACAGCTTACATGACGGCTATAGCTTCCCCAACAGACCAAGCTGGGCCGGTTCACTACACTCTAAGGTACTACCATCCAGCCAACCCCACACTTACCACGCAAGTAATAAACCTTGTAAATACAGCCGGAACACTGGTTACTGGTTTTAAGATAGATACATCCGGTGTACTCACAGGTAAGAATGAAGACTTTAGCGATGGTGGAATCGTAGGGACTGTCTCTACTGGAGCTTGGCACCACATAGACCACTGGTACAATCCTGCAACGGGTGAGAATAGGGTTAAATTAGACGGCGGTTCTTATACTACGTGGACTAATACAAGTACATCCCTGAGTTGGGCCAAAATTTCGATAGGTATATTAAACACTTCTGTCTATATCAACTACTTCGACGAAGTAACTATAGACTCTAGCGTCCCTAAAGTTGAACTGAATAGCCAGATAAACAAAAGCGACTCTATTACTATCACCGAGAGTACATCCACCCTCGTTCCGTTCCTAGTACCCTCAGTTTCAGACACGATTACAATCACAGAAAACGTTTCGTTGTTCCGGACCCCTCTATACATCTCGACATCTGATTCTGTGACCATCACAGAGAATAAAGTGGCTGATCTTACTGTAGGTGTTATCGTTACCCCTGGCATACAGCAGATACAGGGAGTGAGGATAGTATGAGCCAAATCAAACAACATATTGACATGTGTGTTGGCCCGTTTCAAAATGCTGGAACGGCTAATACTTATACGATATTCCCAGAAATTAGGGCTAAACTTAACACTGCCGACTTTGATGGAACCATATTATATTACTTCGAGGTCGATCTATTATCTCTCGCTGTAGGTGGTACGGCCTACGCTGAATTGTATAACGCCACTGATAGTACTTCTGTGTCAAGTTCAGAGGTTAGTATTGCTTATGATGGTAATAGTTCAACAAAAAGGATACGTTCAGGGGCAATTAGTCTATCAGGTGACAAAGAATACACCATTAGAGTAAAACACGACATAACTAATCTTAGTAATGCGGTCTTATATGGGGCCAGAATTATTGTGGTTCAATCTGGAACCATTACCAAAACCCAAATACAAATCGAACTTGGTGTTGAAGCAAATGCAAGCTCCACCTCGACAAGTAACATTCTTGATGAAGCGGGGACGTTTCTCTATGAAGCGTCTAAATATGATGGTTCGGTTACCATACGACACGATGCTGTTATTAAGTCAACATCGGGGAATACAACCTCGTCAGGTATTTATGATGTAACTGCTGCAGGTGTAATTTCCTCAAGTACAGTATCTACTACTAGCACATCGTATAGTACTCAATCTAGCAGTAGTATAACTCTAGTTGACGGCAACGAATACAGGCCGACCTCGTATGTCTCAGCCGGATCGTCAGTCCCTTTTGAGGGAAGTAGGCTTGTAATCACCCTGACAGGCTTCACTAAGTTCCTTTCATATCTAATGCTCCACAACGCTGCTAGCAATGAAAGCACAACGTCTTCATCCTACCAATACTATGCAGATAGTATGACCATCATAAACCCCACCGATTTCAGTTCTGCAACGTATAAGCACGAAGCAGTCATAAAGATAAGTAACGCTGGTCAAACTGTTTATTCAATACTTGCGCCCTATACCTATCCTGGATCCATAGGAACCGCTGACAGTAATTCAGAGGTTTCATATACAGGCACTACTACCCGTCATCGTGCCAGATCGGCCGCAGTGACTCTCTCTGCTGGTGATGTTGAATATGGAGTGGGCGTTAAGGCCACGGGGGCTGCTACAGCCACCCTAGCGCAAAACTACCTTATTATCGAGGCATTATTAGATAGTGGTACCGGCCCTTCTGTTTCAGACACCGTAACTGTCACCGATTACCCCAACAGCTATTCAGACAATATATTCATTCGTGAAAGCGTCACTGTAGCTATAGCAGCCGGTACTGATCTTAGTGTTAGTGTATCTGATACGATAACCACCTCTGAATCTACCAAGGTGGAGTTGAATAGCTTTGTTAATAAGTCAGATTCGATCACGATAACCGAAGCGACTAAAACAGAACTTAACTCTAATATATCGGTTCAAGACTCCATAACCATTACAGAATCCACTAAGACTGAATTAAATAGCTTTATTAACGTCAGTGATAACGTCTCTATAACTGAGAGTGTTAATGTCAACATAGTCGCTGCCGGTGGGATCTCCATAAATGTTTCGGACAACATAACCCTATCAGAGAATGTAACCCTTCTTGAATCTATCTCCGTAAGCGTTTCTGATACCGTTACAATCACTGAGAACATTAAACTCCTTCTAGAGTCGAACATCAACGTAAACGACTCTGTGACCATCACAGAGGCCCTACAGCGTCTTCTAACCTCATTTATAGCAGTTAGTGACTCGATCACGATTAGTGAAGCCCTGACGATGCTGATGACCAGTTTCATCAATGTTAGCGACACGGTAACTGTAAGTGAAAACGTCAACGTAAATATAGTGGCCGCTGGTTCGATCACGATTAACGTATCAGACGGTATAACGATCTCTGAATCTCTAAGCATGTTAATGACTAGCTTCGTTAATGTGTCGGATAACCTCACTGTTACAGAGAACGTATCCGTAAGCATACAGGCTGGAACAAACCTCGCTATATCTGTCAGCGACAGCATTACCATAACTGAGAATGTTCAGCTACTAGAGAGCGTCAGTATATCCGTATCAGATTCAGTGACGATCACGGAGAGTAGACAGGTCACATTAGAATCGAACATTAGTAAGAGCGATTCAATAACAATCACCGAGTCTATCGGCCGGTTAATGACCTCGTTCGTACAAGAGACAGAGAACATATCGATAACTGAGAACACCCAGTTATTCCGTACACCGCTGTTCATAAATGTATCTGACTCTATAGTGATAACCGAGTCGGTTACCGCATTGCAAGCTGGACTGTTACTGATTAACAAGTCTGACTCTATAACTATCACAGAGTCGGTTAGTCTCATAGTAACCAACGCAGTTATCGGTAATATGGGGACTGATTCAGTAGAGACGATATCTGACTCACCTGGTAGTGCAGTAACCGGAACTTCAGCAACAGATTCAGTCGAATCTATAACAGCTGTAAACGGTGCACCGGAGTCTATTACAGGCACTGATTCAACCGAACCAATAACATCCGGAACCCCTGAGACACAGGACAGTGACTCTATAGAAGGTATGGGTTATTGACGTAATTAGATAAAGCATTAAATATAAGGATAATTATGGAAGAAGAAACAAAGTTCGTAGAAGCAACTATCACTAAGGCCGATGACGGTAGTTTCATTGCTATTGCATCAACTAATTCAGTGGATCGACATGGAGAGATTGTAGATAACAATGGATGGGATCTAAAGTCCTTTAAGAAGAACCCTGTTATTCTCTGGGGCCATGATCATGGAGAACCAGCTATTGGAGTAAGTAAGAAGACTTGGGTAGAAGGTACGGGTAAGAAAGCCAAGCTAATGATCCAACCCCTGTTACATGATGTTACTGAGAAAGCCCGAGCTATTAAACAACTAGTAGATATGGGTGTTATTAAGACTCTATCTGTAGGGTTTAAACCTTTAGAATCCCCTGACGGAGTAACTTTCACTAAGAACGAACTTCTTGAGGTCAGCATGGTAAATGTCCCAGCTAACGCTGATGCAATGATGATGGCTTATAAGGGTTTGAAGAAGTCAGGCTTTGATGAAGAGGTAATAAAAGATGTAGGGATTGCGACAGAGCTTATTGACATGATAGTCCCTTTGCAGAAAGATATAGAAGAATTAAGAGAGTTGGTGAAGGCGCAGCAATCCGTCAATCCACAAACAGAAACAAAAATCGTCCGTCAGCGACTGTCTATGAATAAGATCATAGCCAAAGCAGCGGATAAACTACTAGAAGCAGACAAAAAGTCTGTCCCCGTAGACCAAAAGAATTTAATAAAAGTTATTAAAAGAGCCAACGAGATATTAACCGTTGGAGAAAAAGGAAAGTTATAATGGGAGTTATTGCAGACTTGCTCGAGAAGAAAGCGCTAGGAACGCTTACTGACGAAGAGCAAAAACAACTAGATACAATGCTTAAAGAAGCAGCTTTGGCTAATACCAAAGAAGAGAAAGACGACGACGAAAGTGTAGAAGATCTAGCACAGAAGATGGCAGATATTCTTACTAAGTCACAAGAAGAGAGCAACCAACGATTTGAGAAGCTTCTCGAGACAATGAACGAGAAGAAGGTGGAAGAGAAGAAAACTGATACACAGTTTATCGTCGACAAGAAACTCGGTAAGAGTCACACTGTAGAAGACTTAGGTGAAATTAAAGTTCTCCTTCCTGGACGTAAAGAAGCCGGTAAGAAGTTTACTGATGTTTCACAGAAAAGTGTTGAGTTCTTCTCAGCCCTTTACTCTGGCGACAAGCAGAAACTACAGATCCTTTCAGAAGGTTCTGCTGCTGACGGTGGTTACCTAGTCCCTGAAGAGTTTGCTAACGTTATTATCGAAGACATTCGAGATATTAATGTTATGCGACAGATTGCTAGTGTAATGACTACTAATACTGATACTGTTCATATCCCGTCATTGATTAGCCGACCAAAGGCTGCATGGCGTGCTGAGAAAGCCACAAAGAACACCTCTACTGCAACATTCAGTGAGAACATTCTTACCCCTTACTCGGTTGCTGCAATCGTACCACTTTCAAACGAGTTGGTAGCTGATGCTCAACTAGGTGTAGGTGGTTCTATTGTTAACTACATTGCTGGTCTTATGAGTACAGCAATTGCAGAAACAGAAGAGGACGCTTTCTGGAACGGTAACGGTTCAGGCAAGCCAACTGGAGTAGATAACTATTCTCTAAGAACTTACAACGCCGGTGCTGGTGCGACAGATGCACAGCGTGCAGATGCAATCATTAACGCATACGCTAACACCCCACAAGGTTACCGAAACCGTGGTGTATGGGTAGGTAGTATGAGTGCATGGGGACGTGTCAGTGGTCTTAAAGATACAACCGGACAGTATCTCTTAACTAGCCTGGCTAACTCACCAACTCAGTCACTAAGAGGACGACCTGTATACGAATCAGCATTTGTACAACAGGGCAAATTGTTCTTCGGTGACTTTAGCTACTACCAGATTGTTGATCGTGAAGGTATCTCTGTAAGGGTATCTGACGAAGCGACAGTAGGTGGTTCTAGCGCCTTCGAAAAGAACTTGACCTTCGTACGTGTAGAAAAGCGAGTAGACGCAGAGCTTCTACTTCCTGCAGCGATTACAGAAGTTCAAGGAATTGGTACTCCGTAACGGTAGTATCCTGACGATTGGGGCCACAGGCCCCTTTCGTGAGGAGATTAATATGCTTAGAGTTAAACTTCTAAAGACCAACAAACACGGTACAGCTGGAGAGATTATCTACCTAGATAACAACGAGTCTTTCGGTTTGATAGATTCTGGCTTTGCAGAGATCACCAAAGACATAACATCCACAGATATTAAAACCAAATCAGACGAGGAACAAGCTGATGGAAAACTACCAGTGCACTCAGTGCAAAAGAAGCTTTAGAAACTACAGAAGCGATAAGAGTAAATACTGCTCTAAGCAATGTAAATACGATAGCCAGATTATTGATAAGACTTTAGTTTGTAAGTATTGTTCAAAACAGTTTATGTTTGAACGCAGCGGTAGAAGCTATAATCGTAGAGAATACTGTAGTAAACGATGTTTAAGTATGGGCATGTCTATTACAAAAACGGGGACTGTAGCTTGGAACAAGGGGATTAAATACTTAAGTATAAGAGGCAGTAATCACTGGAACTGGCAAGGTGGTAAACCTCGTAATCTAAGACTCACAACTATATATCGTGATTGGCGCAAAGCCGTATTTGGTAGAGATGATTACACTTGCCAGTTATGCGGTACAAGAGGCGGAGAATTAATAGCTGACCATATAAAACCATTTGCGTACTTCCCGGAACTGAGGTTGGTTATTGATAATGGGCGTACCTTATGCAAAGATTGTAACTACGAGGTTACTTATGTAACGAAAGAATGGAGAAAATATGGCCTCAATACTTAGTTATGCCCTCACGGATTTGGCCTCAGTCAAGGAGTCGCTAGGGATAGCTTCTAGCGTCACTACATACGACAACCTTTTAATAAGGAAAATAAATCAGGCTACTAAAGCTATTGAAAACTATACGGGTAGAAGGTTTAAACTCACTACCTATACCAACGTAGAGTACTCTGGTACTTACACAGATCAGCTAGTACTTCGCCAGCGTCCAGTCACTGAATTTACAATGCTGGGTAATAGAGACACCTCTTTAAATGAGGCTGACTGGAACACTATAGATACCAACTTATATTTTATAGATGCTAACGCTGGTATTGTAGATCTAACCTTCGGAACTAACAATAGGTATGGAGCATATAGAGTATCCTACACTGCTGGTTATGGGACTATCCCCGATGATCTAGCAGAAGCATGCGCTTCACTAGCTTGCTATTACTTTAACAACCGAGACGGCTCCCAGATCGGTGTTACTAAGAAGAAGGAAGGGCAACGAGAAGTTAACTACTCTAATAACAATAGTTCTTCTACCTTTAATTCGATATGTTCTCAGTTAGGTATTGATGGGATAATCGCTAGTTATTCAAACAACCCGATTATGACAAATAGATGATGTACTTCAACAATTCAGAGATTCAAATCTACCGTAGACGTAAGAAGGGCAATACCGACCGCTATGCCATGTCTGCCACGTTTACAGCCTTCTCAGGCGACATTCAACCAGCAAGCCAGGAAAGGGTCGAATTTGTATCAGGACGCATTGGAGCGGTCTTTACGGGCTTTGTAGACACTACTGTAGATATTAAAGAGGGTGATCAGATCAGTGTCTCAGGCAAACGATATTCCGTTAAGGGTGTACAGATTTGGTCAGGTGCAGGACTTCTAGATCACAAAGAACTATTACTCACGAGTCAGGATGCATAATGCCTACAGTAGACGTAAAAATAACTAACCTACCACAGATCAGAGCAGCCTTTTCTAAGGCACCTGGTTTAATGCGTAGTGAGTTGAATACGGCTATTAAGAAAACTATCCTCACTATCCAGCGAAGAAGCATGATTAACACCCCTGTTCTTACAGGACGTTTAAGGGCTTCTACTCGCTCGCTCTTCGCTGATCTTAGAGGTGAAGTCGGTACCAATACCAACTATGACGTTTTCATACATGAAGGTACTAGGTTTATGAAAGCCCGACCATATCTTAAAGACGCAGTTGACGAAAGTGCCGGAGATATAGATAGTAACTTTAAAGAAGCCGTACAGAACGTATTAGATAAGATTGGAAGGGAAGTATGAGTGTATCAACTGATATTAAAAACCATGTTAAGAGCAACGTACAGTCCTGCCCTTCGGTTCAGGTTGTTTATGGGCATGAAGAAGTTAATCCCTCTGGCTTTCCAGCGGTGATGGTGACAGCAACAGATATGGATGGTGAGTTTTCATCTAGTTCAGAGAACAGTCGAGTTTACGCTTTTAGGATAATGATTCTGTTTCCAATAGGGCAGGATTATCCTGTTACTACTAATATGAACCGTATGGAATACGCCGAGCAGGTGCTTGCCACTGTTATTGACGAAATGGTAAATGTATTCGACACTGACTTTGTGCTTGCTGGATCAGACTCAACCGTATTATTTGTTCAAGCAACAGATGTACAGTGGGGTTACACCAACTATGAAGGCGGTGAAGCGAGATCAGCGCAGCTAACATTAAAGATATATACTGAGAAAACAGTAGTCTAAGGAGAAAACAATGACAAAGTTTGTAGGTCGAAGAGGAGCACTAGGGGTAGCTTTTGAAGCATCTCGTGGTACACCAGTTAGCCCTGTCTACTGGATTCCACAAGCTAAACTAAGCTTTCACGATATGATCGAATCCGCAGCAGAAGATCAGGGTTTTGGTAATATTGCAGACCAGGATTCATTTTACGTTACATTAACTAAAGGTGAAGGCGATGTAGACGCTCAGCTGTACGACCAGGGACTAGGATATATTCTAGGATCTTTGTTAGGTGCAAAACCAGTTACTTCAGGCTCAAACCCTTACACACACACCTATACTTTGTCACAAACTAACCAAGCCGTTACTCTGTCCCTCTACTGGAGTGATCCAGACCGCAAGTATATGTTCCCATTCGTTGTAGTAGACTCTCTGAAAATGTCCATCAAACCCCTTGGCCTAGTTGAATACACCATAGGATTTAAGAGTAAGGATGCTAGAGACTGGGCTACTGTTGCTCCAGTATTCACTACACTTGGTAACAAGTTCCTTCACCAACACCTAGTATTCAAACTTGCTTCAGCTGTAGGATCACTAACAGCCGCTAGTAATATCTCACTTAAAGAGTTGAACCTAACTATCTCACGTAACGTAATACACGATGTAGTAATGGGTACGGTTGAACCAGAAGACGTACTAAGTCAACAAATAAGTATTGAGGGTGATGTATCTCTTAACCTACAAGATGACACCTATCGCAACTACATGTTACAGAACACCTATAGGGCTATGGAGATCAACCTACTTAACAGCACCAGTTCATCTCTCGACCTAAGATTCCCAAGAGTATCGTTCTCTGAGTGGGAGCCAGACTACACACTAAATGAGATAGCTAAACAGAAGATCAACTTCAAGGCAAACTATGACAGTGCGAATGCACTGGACATCATAAGTACGGCTGTGCTGATAAACAGTAAAGTCAGCTATTAATAAGGAGGTCAGATGGCTATAGTAATAAAGAAGAGGGTTAGTTTAGAGTTTCTTGGGGAAGAGTATAGGGAAGCTTATCTAGTTTTCAGAGCAATACCGGCAATAGACTTTGATGAGGTTGGAACTAGGCTAAACGAAGTTGAGAAGGATAACGCTTCTTCAGTTAAAATAGTTCTCGATGTTTTGAAGACTTACTTCCTTTCTGGTAAGTTCCCTGACGATGCAGGGTTGTCCGATGTGAACAAAGAAGACTTAGATGGGCTTGATCCTATCTCACTTACAAAGTGCTTCCAAATATTTACGGGGCAAGAAATTGACCCAAAAGACGGGACGCTATTGACGAGTTCATTGCCAATGGCGGACACTCCCCCAGAGAGTTCATAAAGTACAGATACCAAGAAATATTTGGCCTAACTAGTTACGAAGTGGATGCCGAGCCTAACGATCGGTTATTGACCAATTTATACATCTGGGGTGAAATACAGAAGAAACAAGAACTTGAACAAAGGCTAAATGACCATGGCAGACGCTAACATCCGAGCAGTAATTACAGCTAAAGATGAGGCTAGTCATACTCTAAGTAATTTCGCTAAGAATGCGGAAGGTTCATTCCTTAAAATGGGCGCAGCCATTGGTGCTGTCTCGGGTATAGTCCAATCAGTAGCTACTAGAGCTTTTGACGCATTAGGCGATTCAATCAGCACGGCGGTGAAGCGTGTCGATACTCTTGATAACGCTGCTAGAACATTCGAGAACATGGGGTTCAAGGCTGAGGACACAACCAAGTCCATGAAGGCTTTAAAAGATTCCATCCTTGGACTGCCTACTCCTCTCGATGCAGCCGTAAGGAATATGACCCTTCTTGCATCGTCCACCAACGATATAGGGAAATCCCAAAAGTTGTTTACAGCGCTTAACGATGGAATTATAGGGTTTGGCGGAACTACCGAACAGGTTAATACGGCTGTTGTACAACTGAGCCAAGCGTTTGCTGGGGGTAGAGTTATGGCTCAGGACTGGAACTCTATGCTTAACGCAGGGCTAGGGCCAGCTCTTAACGCAATAGCTAGACAGATGAAGATCACCCAACGTGACTTAAAGGATGGATTATCCGATGGTTCAATATCTGTCGAGAAGTTCCAAAACGCCTTAATAAAACTAGATGAAGAAGGTGGAGGGGGGCTTAAATCATTACAGAAGATAGCTAAAGACTCTACAAAAGGAATCGGAACTGGTATTGAGAACATGAAAACTGCCGTCGCAAGAGGCATAGCCTCTATCCTGAAGTCTATCGGTACTGAGGATATATCTAGGGCCATAGGACTGATAGGTTCTACTTTCGAGAACAACACTAAATACGTAGTTAGCTTCATCAATACGCTGAAGGGTTTGATACCTATATTGAGGGAAGTAGGGCTGCAGATATACGGGGTTTATCAGCGTGTTGCTGATTATCTTGGCCCTAAACTTGAGGCCTTGTACGGAACTATACAGAATAGATTAGTACCCTCACTACTAAGATTGTGGCACGAGGTCATTGAACCGATACTGCCGGTGTTAGGAACCGCTCTTGTACTAGCTATCGGATTGGTTGTTGATGCGCTTAACTTACTTCTAGCCGTTATGACTCCCGTTATAACTTGGATGCTCGATCATAAAGTTGATGTTCTTGGGTTCGCTACAGCTTTCGGAATACTTGCAGTTGCTATGAACTTTAATGCTATCGTCGCTGCTTTTAATGGGGCTATCAATACTGCAATTATGACTATGGAGGTAATGCGACTTGTGACTATTCCAAATGCTCTAGCCAGCCTTGGTCAATTTGCTGCTGGGTTCGGGCCGGTAGGTATCGCCGCTGTCGCTGCTGCTGCCGTGATTATTGATGCAGGGAATAGGACGAAGGCAGCCTGGGATGATGCCAGTAGAGCAATATCTGGTGCATCAAAGTCAGATGATGCAGTCATAAGTCGTCTCAAAGATTTAAAGGCCAATGGTACACCTGCCCAAAAAGCACAAGCATCGAAAGCTTTAGCAGGGCTGGCAGCTGGTGGATCGTTCGCTACAGGTGGGTTTACAGGTATGGGTAATGCTAATGACGTGGCTGGTATAGTACATAAAGGCGAATATGTACTACCTAAGAGTGCTGTTGACCAGTCTACCGGAACCCCTAAAACAATGGGTGGCTCTAACATAAATGTAACCTTCCAGGGCATATTTACCGGATCAGAGATGGAGTTTAGAAAACTAGCGGTTAAGATGTTCAATGCTTATGATGATGCTAAGGGAATGGGTACGCTATGAGCTTCCTTTTGGCCGGTACAGCCATTAAAGGCCCTCAATCTATAGAGGAGTCTAACTCCACGCAAGTAGCCCAACAGCGCACTCTAGCTGGTTCTGTGGGACGGGACTACTTTGGTTCTAACAAACGTATTTGGCAATTGGAATATGCAAACGTAAACCCTACAGCATTCGGTGTCATTAAAACTATATACGACACTTATCGAACAACCGGAGCCACGCAGACATGGCAAATCACCGAAACTAACTATACTGTGGCTTCTACGCTAGTACATGTTGACGTGTTAGTAAGACAGTTTAACGTCAGGGGTTCTTCGTATATATCCGACTTCACTTTAATACTTACGGAAGCCTAAATGCAGTCGGTAAGCGCAGCCTTCACCGCTGAAGAGAAAGACACTGTCAGAAAGATAGCGCACTCTCTTCAAGTATCTTGGCATAAACAAACCACTCTAGGGAATAGAACTTTTACAATTGGGGTATCAACTGTAGGCGGAACTGGGGTGATTGGTATAAACCCTGGAGCAGTTGGATCACCTGGTAATTATAGATATTTTGATGAGTCTCAATACGTCACGTCTCTTGCCTGGGAAAGAGGACTTAACATCCCAACTGGAGGTTTAACTAAAGCCCGAGCAGAAGCCCATTTAGACAATACAACCGAGAGATTCACTCCTCGGTATATGGGTGGTAGATCAGAACTCTACACAGCTATCCAGCCAAGGAAACCGCTTGTAATTAACGCAGGGTTCAACTTTGGGGTGGATCAGACTATCCCACAGTTTGCAGGTATTATAGATAAACAACCTAGAGTTGATCAGAGGAACCGATCAGTAACCTTACAAGCAGCCGACTATGTAGACTTCTTTCAAGGGAGGTATCTAGATCAGGCGGTGATGTTCACCTCTCAGAGAACCGACCAGGTTATGAGTACTTTACTCGCACAACAGGGAATGAACACTGCACAATACGATCTAGACACAGGAATAAACGTTATAGGGTTTGGGTTGTTTGATACAGGGACTAAATTAGGGGATGCTTTTAACCAACTAGCAGAAGCAGAGAACGGTCACTTCTTTCAAGATGAATCGGGTATATTCAAGTTCCACAATAGGCAGTGGGGTGATAGCTCACCGTATAACGCTATTCAAAAGGTAATAACAACCGCTCAAGTTATTGCAGCCGAAGCACCTAGTGACGATCATATTATCAATGTAGTTGAAGTTAAGGGCCAACCTAGAGCTAAACAGCCTAATCAACTGGTTTATCAATCAACCTCTTTCGCTGGAGCTGGTAACATAACCGTCCCAGGATTTGGACAGGTAGATGTGTGGTTTAACTTCCCCGATCCTATGCTTTCTATAGACACTCCTGCTCAGAATGCGATAGGTGTTACTTCATTCTTTATAGCTAACGCTGCTTCTGACGGTACTGGAACGGATCTAACGGGTAACGTGTATGTTAAAAATATAGCCAAGTTCGCTCAAGCGTGTAAGATAACTTTTGCTAATAATGCTGCTCAGTCTGCTTTGATTATCGCTTTGGATATATGGGGCCGTCCTGCTCAAAGAAGTGGTGATGTCTACTACCGAACTGAAAGGGGAAACTCCATCACAGCCTTTGAAAGACAAAGCTTAATGGTAGATAACGACTTTATACAATCTAACTCATGGGCTGCATCCTACGGACAGATGATTGTTAACGACTTCTCTCAACCTGAGAACTTACAGAAGATAACTATTCGTGCTATTCCTGAACTACAACTGTACGATCTCATAAGCTGGCAAGGCAGATACTGGAGGTTGTTCGATATTAAGTCTACAATTGACCCTAGTATTGGTTACGTCCAAGAACTTACAATGCTACAAAGGACTATAACAACCTACTTCCGTATTGGTATAAGTACCATCGGCGGAGGGGATAAGATTGCGCCATGAGTGAAATAAGTACCAATCAACCAGACATTCCTATTAATGGGGCTACCGTTTCAAAAGGAACTTTAGCTGGGCGTAAGTCACAAATATTTCAACAGACTGGGTTAGCAACTGGGAGTATTCTGTTAGCAGCAGGGGGTTCGTCTACGCTCACTTTCACCCTAGCCTTATTTCCTCTCGATCTACCAGACTCACTCCAAAGCGAAACAACTATAATCGCTAGAGAAGACTCTATTGCTTGGCCTATGGAGGCGCTTTATGTAGACACTCCACTAGATGCCAACTATAAACTTGGGGCCTCTACTCTCTCTTCGGGCCAGAGAAAGATAACACTTGCTAAGGTCAATGACATTTATCCCGACTTCTATTCTGGCTCTGTACGTTACTCCCAACAAACTAATTACTTATTTTTTAACAATGATGCTTCTGATCATACGATCTACTTTTATGGTCTGTATAGTTACGTAATACTGGGGGATTCAGACTTATGAGTTATATCAAATTTATTGACGAAGAGGGTAATCTTTTATCTGTAGGCAGCACTTCAGAGATAAGACAAGGCTCAACTGTTACCGGAGTCACTATCTCTGTACCTAACGCAGTAGAGACTCAGCCAATTACAGAAGAAGAGTACAACCAGGTTATTGACGCAATAGAGTAATTCTATAACTATATTCTTATGGAGAAGTACAAGGTCACTTGTGAAAAGTGTGGCGGATTCGATGAATTATCTATCACAGACGATAGGACTGTCTTCTATAAAGAACACACGCCTATCATTTCTGCTCGATACCGTCCTGATATGAACTGGGGCTTCGAGTGTACTTGTGGGAATGACTCACGGGTAGCCCCCTTAGAGAAAGACCAGCTCGAGACTATTGTGCGTGGTGGAGAGCACTCTATAAAGAAGATAGCCGAATCACTTACACCAAAGAACGAATTAAAATTTAGTATGAGGAAAATCTAATGGCGTATGCAAGTTGGTCGGTAGTGTTTGGAGAACAACCAAGCGCTGCAAAGTGGAACATCTTAGGAACTAACGACTCTAGTTTTAACGATGGGACTGGGATATTTGGGTTATATAAGAACCTTCTAGCAACCGACAGTAACCCTTATAAGTTTAGAGTCTCTATGAACGCCGCTGCTAACAGTGGTAACGGTGCATTTGCTCAAATTGTATTTGACACAGAACAGTACGATACTAATAGTAACTTCGCATCGGGTACATACACCGCACCCGTTACCGGTTTCTATCAATTTAATTGGGGGCTACAGTTCGCAGCAAACTCTAATAACTGCATAGGATCTTTATATAAAAACGGTTCTGAATACTCCAGAGGCTCACGTGCAAAAAGTAGCGCAGCGGTAAGTGGTAGTACTGGTTCTGATATTATATCCCTTGCTGCTACTGACACCGTGAGAGTTTACGCATACGCCGACACAACCACTGCCCTTGACATTGTAGCCATAACGAACAACTTTTTCTCAGGATTTCTAGTTAGTAGGACGTAATGCACTTCAACCTGAACACCTACCTAAATATCCTCTCACTAACAGCGATGGCAGTCGTGGCCTTCTATGTAGTAAGGTCAAAGGTTAAAGACGAAAATCTAAATGATCTTAAAGAACGTGTCGCTATACTAGAAAAGGAACGAGAAGAAGCAAGAACACAGCATATAGAGAACCAGAAAGCTATTGCTAATTTAGAGGGCCAGTTGAAAACCTATAAAGAAATACCCTTAAAGGCAATCGCTGCATCTCTTTCAGAACTTTCACAAAGCAACGGTCAAATACTTAGCGTCCTTCAGGGAAGTGCGCTTATTGCCGCCAACGATAGAGATATCCTCGGTAGCAAGCAGACCGTCAAAGAGATGACCGTAGAGCATCAAACTATAAAGAAGTAATATGAGTGCCAAAGATTATCCTGTCTCATTCCCCTACGGAGCGACAGACCCCCCTTACGGTACTAAACAATTTCCATACCACAGAGGAAACGATAGAGCCTGTCCTACAGGTACACCTGTTGTAATTGGTAGTACTACTATAGGACTTACCGGAGCGACTGGAATGGTCACGGGAGCACACCTACACATTCAGGAGTGGCAGAACACCGCCTATGGAGATAGAAAACCTCAGAACGAGTTTAAGCCTGGTACTGTTGTGGATACAGGATATAACGACCAGTGGGGTAATTATGTTACGATAAATGTGCAAGGCTGGAATGATACATATTGTCATCTCAGTAGGATAGATGTAACTAAAGGTCAAGTAATGGGAGGTGATATGCCAATAACAGTAGACCAAGTAGCAAGAGGAATCAGGGGTATAGGGGATAGGGAAGCTACCCAAGCAGAGTTAGATAATCAAACCTACAGAAACGACCCGGGATTGTTCATTGATACGTTCTGGAACAATGGTGGGAAGGCTGGATATGAATCTCGGGCTAAGTGGATTGGAGACATCTACCGCTTTATGACCGATTCAGATATTAGTCAGAAGGATTTAGACTTCTACATCTCCCGTCCTTTCGGATACATAGATATGATTTACTCACTAGGGCCGGATACAAATAAGAAGGTAAAGGAGGCTAACAACGGTAGCGCATCATATATAGCTGCACCGCAGTTGTTTATAAAGAAATGACAAACAAAGGTAAATCGTACAAAGACCGCCAGAACAATGAACGAAGAATTGTTTATTGGCTTAGAAGAAACTTAAATAAATTAGACAGGGTTCTAGGAAAGGTAGCAAAGAAATGAAGTTCTCATCAACTAAGACCATCGTCATTAACGTACTTGTAACCGCCGTACAGGGCTTTCTAGCAGCATGGGCTGTAACAGGCAATAAGACAGACAAAGCTTCTCTAGGAGCCGCAGTAGCAGCCGGAGCATCAGTAGCGTGGAACGTCGTTATTAAACCAGCACTAAAAGGAAACGGAGTACTATGATTTTTATCGTAAACGTACTGTTCGCAATCCTCGCCTACTTTGTTATTAAGTGGTTGGCAGATCAACTCACCGCTCCTCAACCCGTAGGAGTAGTCCTCGGAGTAATCGCAGCTATTGTAGTTTACATGGCGAACCTAGCAGGACAGATTGTAAAGTAATGGAACACGGCGGACGTAACAACTTCGTTGAACGCTTTAATCATGAAACTGAGGGTGTATACCGTCCTGAGACTATAGAGGCCCTTAGACGGCTCGTACGTATGGGTAGAGTAAGTGAAGAGACATGTATCGAACTACTAGAATTAGTAGAGTACGATAGACTTGCAACTCAAACAGAGGTGTTTGAACAGGGCTACACGCTACCAGACATAGACGGTGAAGCCCTGCCACCGCTCCCAACGGGCAATCCAAACTACGCTCGCCTTCACCAGATGTTTAATCGAGACTTCTCTTAGTGGAAGAGCTGTCTTATCGGACAGCAGATGACCGACTTATATACCCCTCTGAAACGCAACGTCACCACGCAGTCTGGCGTAAAGCCTGGTACAACTCTCCAATAGAGAAAGCCTTTCGAGGGCTTGTAATTGTACGTTTAACTATAGGCGCACACCGTCAACTACACAGTGAGATTGAACCACCAATTAAACCTAATCTTGATCTTATGCACGAGATTTGCCATCAACCTCTAGGACGTAATGAATACGACAGATTTGATAACCTAGTTACTTATCTAGGTGAGGTTGTCATGAACCATGGCAATAGAAACGCAGAAGACGCTGCACACCTACTTGTCAATTTTAAGGTGCAACAGTATTTTATAGACAAGGGGCGAGTTGATGGAATCCAATAACGAACTGTTTAGACTTAGAACTGAACTGACACTTAACCAGTGTTATCTATCTGACGTAGCTGATGCTCAGGCTGAACTAGCTAAGGAGTGGTCAGAACTACAGACGGTGCGTAACGGCCTTATAAAACGGATACTAGAGATTAAAAATGCAGGGTAGGTTCGAACTTAGAGACGAAGAGTACCGCTGTCCTGAGTACGGAGGGATAGATTGGAGAGAACGCTACCTGTCTTTTCTGGCTCTGCATGATGTAGAAATGCCTGGTTCTTTATGGTTTGTGGTTGACGACTGGGAACAAGAATTAAACGAAGAGAACACTATGCTATTCCAAAACTCCATCGCTCCAGAGTTAGATGCCGTGGCTATACTAGACCAGAGAGATGATAAGCCCTTCTGGTGGCATCGTATTAGATACGGAGAGGCTTACGAAGAGTTAGTTGATCTGATAGGTGGGTATGCTTGCGTCCTTATTACAGACTTCCCCATGGAGCAAGTCGTAAAAGCTTACCAGTTTATATCAGATGGAGAGTTAGCCAGAGAGTTAGACGAGCTATAACTACCTGAGTAGTAGGTATTCATACGTGTTTCTCTAGGTATCTAACAGCACTGTATAATGTGGCAGTACTCTCTTTTGCGTTTCCAATCATTGAGTTGCACTGTACGCATAATAACTCTCTAACTTTGCCGGTTTCGTGATTATGGTCAATACATGGTCTATCCATCAGCTTATCGCATATAGCACACTTCTCGTTTTGAGTTTTTAGCATTTGGTGGTACTCGTCAATGCCTTTCATATTGTATTGACCCTTCAGATGGTATTCTCTAATTCTTAGCGGTCTACAATTACTACAAAACCAACTCTTTCTAAACTTTTTGTGTTTGTTATCGGCTTTTTTAATGAACTCTTTGATCGGCAGGTTTTCCTTACATAGTTTGCACACCGATGTTTTATTATTGCCAGAATACTCCTGCAAACTTATTGGTACATAGGTGCTGGGCTTTCTATGTGGGACTGCACATAGCCTTGAGCAGACTATTTTTCTACCCTCTCTCTTTACAGTATCTACGAAATCACTACGCTTCATAGCCCGACTACCGCAAGTAGAACAGGTTATTTCTATATACCTTGCCGATGACCTACCACCAATGGTGTTGTTGCCAGAATAAATATGCTCCATACCACCCATTATACCTTGTTTCTGCGTAGTTTGTAAACCAGTTATTTTGACAAGCATAGTCCTGTAAGGTACATGGTAAGTCACCACAACGCTGTCCTATCCCCTTACAGCCAATGCTATTCACAGCATCCGTTCTACATCCACTCTCATGCTGGTATATGAACGAAGCGTACTGGTTATCTCCACAACTGGTCGCTGCATACGCTGTGGGCGTAATAGAAGCCGCATGTTGCAACTTTGCTAGGTCAGCAGCCTTCCTGTCCGCTTTAGCTTGTAGCTCGGCTTGTAGGGCTTCCTGTTGCTTCTGAAGCTCTATCTTTTCCTGCTCTAGTTGTTTGATCTTCTCTTCGTTATGGTCTTTGGAGTCTAGCTCCTTCTTTAGATCAGTGTTGAGAAGATCGTACTTTAGATTTAGTTGTATGAGATCTGACTGTGTACTTTTTATCTGTACGTCTTTTAATTTAAGTTTGTTATCGTGTTTGGTTATTGAACTTACTCCCAGTGCTATAAACCCGATAAGGCATAGCGCTAGAATCACACGTTTTAGATGTTTCATCATCATAACCTTGATGTGTATGAGAGAGGGAAGGGGGTTGGTTAAGCCCCTTGCTAGATTTCAATTTTGGATTTCCCTAGCTACTGCGGTGCTCAGTTCGACTCAGTTACACCGTATCAGCGAACTCCAGTGGTCTATCCCTCACTACTACACACCAATTGATGGCTAATATATCTCCTTAGTTAGTGAATTTCTGTAGTAACAGCATTGCAGCCCATAGGACTTGCGGTACTAGCATAAGCTTAGGTATCCATCCGTCAACTCCCATGGCTACTACATACGTACTGTAGCTGATACTGGCGATTACAAACAGCTGTAAGATTCCTACAGTGTTCGACTTGATATTATAACTCTTTTTCGAGCTAATGTTTGTTTTGGTTTGTTTCATTTGTTTGACCCTTTCGTTTAATGATAACGCTTACTAATATACACGTAGTAGTGATTAAAGTCAAGACCTTTATGCTTAACTATTAAAAAAGCTCCCTTGAGTTAGGAGCTTTTGATTATTCCGACCCTGTACGCAACCAGAACGGTCATTCTAGGGTTTCCGGTAAGGTTTACGCTGGTATTGCTACCTATTCGACCTTACATATACAGTATAGCATAAGCGGTATAGATTGTCAATAGTATTTATAAGTACCTGTTTTGGATAAGAGCTTCAGGTGCTTTTTTGTTAATACGAGGTTTGGGTTATCAAACATCTTTAGCTTTAGGCGTTTAACCTGTCTTATATCGTTAAACAGTTTCCTTCGCTTACAAGCCTCCTTATAGGTCATAGTAACTCTAGCCCCCTTTTCCATATTACAATCCGGGTGAGTTATGGATAGATTGGCCGTGGCGTTAGTCCCTCCAAGAAACAAAGGATAGATATGGTCGACATGGATATTGAGTCCCAATCTCTCTAGACATATGAAACAAAGATCATGCTGGGATCGACGCTTACTCTCTACCCAATCTCTACCAACGCCAGAACGCCAACTTTCATAAACCGTTCTTTTCTGCTTCCATGCTTTAAGTCTAAGCTCGTCGCTTGGATAGCGATAATATAATTTCTTCTCTTTCACGTTCTCTCCTTGTCTGCTTGACAAGTGTGGTATAAGAGAAGCCCCTCTGTTTCTAGCCGTTGTCCTCTCCCTACCCATAAATCCGGTTTATTAGATTTATGTTATGGGCTGGGTGGAGGTATCCGTGTAGTTTCCAGAGTCTGTCTCTTTCAGGCTAAGTGCCCGTACACTTTAACTATCTACATAATAGTTGACAAGATAGTAGCACAGCCTCTAAGCTAGAGTCAACAACGAAAGTTGTGCCCGCTCAAGGCAAGAGAACTATCTACATAATCCCCACCTAAGACGTGGGGTTTCTCTTTATACACTGACAATTATTAATATGTTTTCTCTTATGTGGTTGGATAAGCTTATGGCAAGTGTGACAGATAGTTAGACGCATATATAAGGTGGGGAAGGAATAACGAAAGGGTCATCAATCGAGAAAGACCTTCCCCGTAATAGGGTACTTTATGCACAGGAATATGTAAACTGGGTGTTGACTATACTACAGACTAATATGTATACTTAGAGTGTTAATAAAGAAAGGGTCAAATGAATAAAGAACTATATCAACTGCAAGATAAGGTCATTAACGACATTGAGTCCTTGGTAGATGCCCTTGAGGATCTCCATCGTGGCTTAGTAGAGCTGAATGACGAAATGGAGGCTAACAATGGCTGATGCAGGAGGAGATCTCACAGAGTTTCAGTACTACGCCGATCTTCTAGGCTGGGAACCAGACGATGAAAGAGTGAATGTAATAATAACGCATGGCGAGAAAACGATAGAGATATTCTAATGATACAGAACTACACATTAAAGAGTTTCACACCTTCAGACTTTAAGGACGACTACGGGAATACGTGGTGTACTGCGACCTTCGAGGAAGCCTCCGCCGAACCGGTTAAGTGGGTCGTGAAAGAAGTCAGTAAGCCAGTTATAGGACGAGAGTACTACGGGGAAATAACAGAGGAGACTTCTAGGAAGGGTGGAAAATACCTCCGCTTTAGATCTAAGCCCGTAGAAGATAAACCGAAAGAAGACAAAGAGGAGTACTGGGACGCTAAGAACGCCCAGATCAAAGCTCAGTGGGCTATAGGGCAAGCTGTGCAGCTATCTTTAGGCAAAAAGGTTCCCTTTACAGACATAGAACAAGACGCTAGGCGGTTTTTTAATATGGTAGACAGAGTTAAAGAAGGGCTGACAGGATACGATAAAGCCAAGGCTGTAGCCGACTCTCTGAAGGAACCAGCACCCTCTGATGAAGACTACCAGGCAAGCTTAGGATCTAGTTTCGACAAGGATGGGAACTATGAGCCAAACGCATAATGTAATGAAGCTTTGTAAGAGAATTAACGGAGCGACTAACTGGGAACTTAGTCACGTTAGTCTTAAATACTCTAGCCGGATAGCAGAGTTACGTGGTGAAGGGGTCAACGTACAGGCAGTAAGACAACAACTACCGAACGGAAGATATACAAATACGTGGAGATACTACATAAAGGAGGAAGAGTAATGGCAGGAACTAAAGAAGGCGGCGAGAAAGCAGCCAAAACCAACCTAAAGAAGTACGGCCCAGATTTTTACCAGAAGATCGGAGCTAAGGGGGGTAAAGCATCTACAACTGGTGGGTTTGCTGGAGACCGTGAACTAGCCAGGATCGCCGGACGTAAAGGTGGACTTAAAAGCAAGCGTGGAACTAGAAGTGGAATGTACTACGAAGATCTCGCTATGAGGATTAAATGATGGATTGGCAAATTAAGAACGTACCCCCAGAAACAAGAAGAAAAATAAAAGCTTTCGCTAAGAAGAACAACCTTCATATAGCTGGAGCATTAACAGTATTGGTGGAGAAGTTGGATGAAAGTGATTGAACAAACCCTAATGATAATCTTCTGGACTATAGCTCTAGCGGCGGTTCTTCTAGCAGCCGGTGGTTATCTGTACTACCCACTAGCAGTCAGGATAATTAACGTGATAATAGGGGGAGTATGAGCGAATACAAACAAACTTGGACTAAAGTAAGGTTGAACGATAGGTACCTGAAGGAGTTAAGAGACTACTACTCCCTTCCTTGGTATAAGAGATTGTTTAGGAGAGCACCATGAGCTTAGACGATAAACTGAGAGAATACCGAGAGTGGGTGAACAGTGAGAACGCCAAGACCCTTAATACACATCCAAGTATACTTCAGGCTCCAATAGCGATGAGTCTATACTGGAAACGTATTAGCTTAGAAGGCTACTTAAGTTGGCTAGACACCCAAGATGAGCGGTCTAAGTCCCGTGATAAAGTTCGACCGCAAACTGAGGTGTCCCGAAAGCTAGGCAAGTCATGAAAGATGTAATAAGCGTGGATAGAATACTGATTAGTTTATATCTAGGTGATGGATTTATAGACTCAGTGCCAAACTGGAAGACTCAGATGGAAAACGACAAGTTGGCTGAAAGCAAGAGACTCCTCCATTCTCTACTAATTAGTAAGCTACCAGAGAAGAGTACCCACAAACCATCGGATGCTGCTCACTATAACCCGCCTGAATGTTGTATAAGAACTGAGGGCTACAATTCTGCTATAGACGATATCCGTAAGAGTATTGATGAGATGTTTGACCTAACAAGTGGAGGTAAGTAGCATGGGTTTTAGAACAGTAATGGTAACCGCAGATACTGGCTTAGAGCTGCCTGAGTGGTTTATAGAGAAGTGGGGGAAGCAGTTCCACTTCGGGGTCAGTAAGTTAGATGATAGTGGCAGACAAGTGCTGAATGCTATGCCTATTGCCAGCAAGTTTGAACGGAAATACTACGCCAGTAAAGATGAGGAAATATTTACCGACTTGCAAAAAGCACTAGTTGAAAACGAGGATGGTTATTTGAAAGATTTTGAGCTTGTACTTCTCCACGAATGTGATGGTATCACAAAGGTTCACATAGGTAAGGACTTCATTCGTATGTATGAACCTGAAGATTGGCATGAGGTCGATGGAATCACCCACGACTATTGCTACGGATGTTCCACCCCAATCAAGGATTCAGAATGACCACCTACACCCTTCACAGAGCTAAACTAGCCTACTCTCTGTTACCGATGGAACAAAAAGACATAGCTCTAATCTTAGGTGTGACACAGCAGAGAGTGAGTCAGTTGTTGTATAGGTATAAGGTTTGGGAGAGACGGGCTAGCATACGACAAGTTCAGCGTTCGTTTGAAAGCATTAATCAAAGAAGGGGGCAATCAGCGTGAGTGAAATCATATTACTGGGGATAGGGTTGTTAGTGGGCTATCTGTGGGGAGGTTCTAGCGGTACTAAGGCTGGGTATTGGCAAGCACTCCAGGACTTTGACGGAATAATCGAAAAGGCTTTAGAAAAGAGACGCTCCTCCCAGGGGTCTAAGGACGGTAAGTAATGAGCACCTCAGAAAACTTTAGTGTCTCAATAGAAAGTCATTATGCTAAACAAACAGATGGATTTGTATATTACTACTGGAGGCTAGTCGGCTCAGATACATGGAACGTACAAAAAACAGCTATGAAAGAAGTGCCGACTACAGAAATGGTTATGAACATTCGTAACAAAGTAGCTAAGGAGCTAGCCAATCAGGTTGCCCCAGAAGGAGGGAAAGACAATGAGTAAGTACGATATCAAAGACGCAATCATGCTCAAAGAGTGTATGAAACAAATAGCCCTGATTAGAGCTAAGTATCCTAATGGGCCAGCCTACTACCTAGATGTTGGGGATGACCTTAAGCTAGCTATTGAGTTTATTCAGGAGATGGTGGAGAAGAAGGTATGAACCCCCCACAGAATAGCGATGACATAGACGAGATACTTAATCCATGCAAAGAAGCCGATGGTATTGATATCCCAGAGCACCTAAAGTACGGCATCGTCTGCGACCATGATGACGGATGGTGGTGCGAACATAGAGCTGAGAAAGTCGGACAAGCCCTTCAATCCTTCCTCGACCAGAAGGTGAGAGAAGCGAGGATAGATGAACTAGAAAAACTGAATGCTGCTAGGGGTAGATTCAGTACATCCGGCTATAGTATTTGGGTAGGTATCCAGATTGAAGACCGTCTCGAGGAACTTAATAAAGCGAAAGGGAAGAAATAATGGGTGAGTTTGAAGAATTACTAGGAACCACTGGCGTTGAGCAGTGGGTAAGGAATAAGTTTGTTAGAGCACTGTCAGAGTTTAAGAAGGACAACAGTGATTGGGACATTGATAAATTTATTGCCGACTTCAATCGGCAGCTACTAGCAGACTTCACGATTGAGGCTAGGAAAGCTGTTGATAAGACAATCTCTAGAGCTACAGACTTACTAGAGAGCACCAAGTTGGAGAGCGAACACGAAGCCTCTCAGAAAGCTAGCAATGTTTAAGCTACAAAACGGCTACATTAATCCAAAGTATATAGTGAGCCTCTACGACGAAGATGAAAAAGACTTGTTTACCGTTACGATGATTAACAGAGAAGTAATCTCCCTCACCAAAGAAGAATACGAGGAGCTGAGTAAGCTATGAACATAACCAAACTATACTTCAGAGATATTACAGAGAACATGGCAGAGTATGCTATTAAAGAATTAATAGAAATGTTAGAAGAGTATATCGATGACCAAACACCAGAACCTCTGGAACAAAGCTAGGAATAAATGGCTTAAAGAGAATCCCCCAAATCATCAAGGGTATTGGGAATGTTACTTGTGTGGGAAGTGGATAGACAAATACGATCTTACGTTGGATCACGTACTACCTCGCTCTAACAGACAGGATCTTCGGTACGAACAAACAAACCTACGTCCATGCTGTAGTAGTTGTAACAACAATAAGGGTAGTAAACACTAGGTTTATGCTACTATCTAATTATTAAGGGGGGTCATGGAAGTATCATTAATCGGGAACGGATATTTGGGCCAAGCTTACGAGAAGGTATTCCCCGAAGCTTTAGTTTATGATGAACCTAAAGAGCTATACGCCGGTCAAGAGACGTTGGAAGCCGGAAGGCTAGCGGTCAACCATACTGATATAGCTATAGTCATGGTTCCGACAGACTATAAAGACGGGGAACTAGACACATCTATAGTAGAAGACGTTGTGGGGTGGCTAGAAACACCTACAATACTTATAAAATCTGCTTTACAGCCTGGCACTACAGATCGGCTTATAAAAGAAACTGGCAAGAACATAGCCGTGAGTGTCGAATATATAGGTGAGTCTAACTATTGGCAACCACCTCATAAATATCCCCACCCCCAAGATCCACGACAACACCAACTTCTTGTAGTGGGTGGTGCAGAACCAGCCAGAACTACGGCAGCGGAGGTTCTATGGGAGAAGATGTCCCCTGACATCCGTATACACCTTGTGACTGCTTTAGAAGCAGAGATTACTAAACTAGCTGAGAATACTTACGGAGCGTTGAAGGTAACGTGGGCTAATGTTTTAAGGGATATATGCGAAGAGTACGGCGCTAACTTTATACAGGTTCATCAGGCGTGGAGTGAGGACGGTAGAGTTGATCCTATGCACACTAGATCTATTGAGCATAAGAGGGGATGGAAGTCGAAGTGCTACACGAAAGACTGTAATGCATTTGCCAAGCTAAGTGGTTCGGAAATGTTAAGAGGAATGATACTCGACAATGAGCGTCATCTTGAACTAAATGATTAGACTATCTTGTGATGATGGATGTGAAAGTGACATGCGTGTCGCTGATCTTGCAAGGAAGTACGAATTAGACTGTACGTTCTACTGGCCGGTGGAATGGCGTTCGTTGGCCTATGACAACGGGTATGAGCCATTAAACGTCGTACAAGCGGTATCAATAGCTCAGGACTTCGAAATAGGCTCACACACCGTTACTCACAGACACTTAACCAAGATGCCTTTTGAAGAAGCAAGGATTGAGATATCTGACTCCAAGTTCATGCTTGAGGCTTTATTTGCCAAACCAATAACTAAGTTCTGTCCACCAAGGGGATATACAAACCCTGAACTGACAGACTTTACTATGGAACTTTACCAATCGCAGAGACTTACTAAAGGGCCTGGACTGGTACATGTCCATCCTAACAGTGGAGCAAACAACGGACTTCCTTGGAGAACCTATTACGAGATGGTTAAATCACAGGGCGATATAGAATGTTGGCTGCATTCTTGGGAAATAGATAAATACAACCTGTGGGATGAGTTAGAAGAGTTTTTAATGACAGAAACGATTAGAGATGCAGCTGCACATAGCTAATTACGAACCTAACCGTATGGGTGGGGGATGGAGTTTTCAGAATAATCTGGCTAAAGGCTTTGAACACACCGAAGACTCTGACATATACTTTATTACTTCCCCTTCTATCGTACAGAGAGCAGAGGTAGTACAGGCTAAATCTCAAGGCAAGAAGATCGTATTGCGTTTAGACAACGTGATCAGGAACAGCCGGAACAGAAACACGGGAATGAGTAGAATGAAAGACTTTTGTGAGTTAGCCGATCTCGTAATCTATCAGAGCGAGTGGGCTAAGAAGTTTTTAATGCCCTTCACAAAAACTGACGGGCCTGTAATTTTAAACGGGGTGGATACGAGCATATTCACCCCTTCAGATAAACCAGAGGGGACTTACCTATATGTCCGTAGTTCAAGAGATGAAGGTAAGCAGTGGATAATGGCGTGGTACTGGATGGTAAATCGTCCTGGAAAGCTGGAAATAGTAGGAAAGTTCAGCCCAGAGAACTTAGAGTATAACTTCGACTTCTACAACGGCGAGGACTATACATTCTCAGGCCAACAGACCGACATGCCTTCGGTGTATCGCAGGAACAAGTACTTCTTATACACGTATTTGAACGACGCAATGTCTAACACCGCCATTGAAGCACTATGTTCCGGTTGTGAGATTATTGATGTAAATGGTATGGCTAAAACGGGAGGTATGCCTGAAATTATGGCTAAATGGGAAACTTCAGGCAGAGATTATTTTAGTACCGATAGAATGTGCCAAGAATATGGCAAAGCAATGGAGATTTTGTTATAATGATACTTGAAGCGGTGGAACTCAAGTGTTACAATATAAGCATGATAAGAACTGGTAGATTTGTAGATTGTGAATGGTGTGGAGACCAAACGTATAAAAGAATGGCTCAGATAGTAAGCCACAAACACCACTATTGTTCTCAAGAGTGCAGGATAAAAGCTTTGAATCACAATAGAGTTGCGTGGAACAAAGGTACAGTCGGGATTATGAAACCTAACAGCACCAGTTTCAAAAAAGGGCAAAGAGTATCTGTTGCAACGGAGTTTAAGCCTAGAGAACATGCTTTCAAAGGCACATTAAGTGAGTATAAATATATCCACTATAAAGTCGGCGTACTGTTCGGCAAACCAGAACAATGCGAGGACTGTGACAAAGATGGATTGGCTGGTAGGCAGATACACTGGGCTAACATGACAGGAGTGTATGACACTAATAGAAGTAATTGGCGTAGGTTGTGTGTAAGGTGTCACGCTATAAATGATGGGAGAATACCAAATGGCAAGTTCTTATAGACTAACACTAGAAAACTGGCTAGGCACATTAGATGTAAGTGCGGAGAGGGTTCTAGGCATTGGCGATTCTCAGAACCCGACTAAAGGCAGAACTAAGTCATGGGACGTTAAAGAATACCTTATAGCCGACTTAGCAGAACCCCATAAGGATAGTCCAAAGCCCGATATAGAGATGGATCTGAATGTCAGTATGTTAAAGAATCCAAAAGCATATAAAGATCAATACGATCTTATATTCTGTCTTGAGGTATTCGATTATGTGTGGAACCCATCATTTGCAATTATGAATATAATGCAATTACTTAAAGATGGTGGTACTGCATGGGTCACTTTCCCTTCTTTTTATCCACTGCACCAACCTGTCGAAGATGACGCATTAAGATATATGCCAGCTGGAATAGTCAAACTCGCTGACTACGCCGATCTTTCAATAGAACAGATGATTAAACGCCGACCTGAAACAGATATGTTAATGCAAACTTGGAGAGCTGAAAGAATGAGGGCTGCTAAACATGAAGACCACGAGTTTACAGGGTTTATAGTGGAGTTAAAGAAATGAAGTACATAGCTTACAGAATGAGAACCCTTACAACAGTGGTCGGATCAAATAGTTCGTCGTTTAAACAAGCTAAAGAGGTAATGTGCGAACATATCAAAAACACTCTAAAACCTGAGAAGGGTAAGATAGAGGTTGTTGGCGAATTTGAGACGTTGGCTGAAGCAGAAAAGGCATTAAAAGAGTGAAAGCATACGTGACGAGTATTGGAGAACCTACCACAGAATTGTGTTTGTGGAGCCTAGAGAGGCACGGTATCGAGACTGTTCTGATACAGGATAAAAGCTCTCTGGCTAATAAGCTATCTATGATTTATGAACAGGCTGATGATGACTTTATACGTGTAGACGCTGATGTAATAGTTAACAGGAATATAAGAAGACTACCAGAAAATAAAGATATATGGTGGTGGCAATTCCACACCTATGACTGGTTTAAACAAGATATAGCATGGGGTGGAGTACAGTACTACAAAAAGGAGACTCTACCAATTCTAAGAAAACACATGGGCGAGGCGATGCACCTAGAACGTCCCGAGTCTTATCTATATAGACTAAAAGAGTTCCACGACCCCAGAAGGTGTATCGGTGATCCTGTTATTATGGGATTGAATGGCTATAAACAAGATGATGTAGCCAGAGTTAAATACGTCAAAACCCGAAGGAAGCAATTGGATAACTACGACTTTGAACTATCAGATAGGATAAGTGCTTTATGATCTCGATTTTTACTACCATCTCCAACCCACAGAAAAGAGGAGACTGCTGGAAGGAAGCCATCAAATGCTATTCAGACTTCGCTGATGAGGTGATTGTAGTGTCCGGTGGAAAGGAGAACTGGCTAGACATAGAGGCAATAGGCAAGAATGTAAAATGTATTTTCTACGAATGGCCTGAAGAGTTTAGCTGGGAGTTCATTGGAGAGCAATTTCATAGGGGTTATGAAGCCTGTTCGGGAGATTGGGTTATACATATGGACGTTGATTTCTTCTTTCACGAGCGAGATTTTGGACGCATAAAACAAGCGCTAAAAGACTACCCTTCATCACCGGCTGTATCATTCTACAAGTGGCAGTTTATACTCCCAGATAGATACAACTTAAAGAGCCGCCTTGTTCTGGCGGTTAATAAGGGAGCGTTTGGGGATAGGTTAAGATTTAACGGAGGTGGGGATTTATGTCAACCTACCTTAGATAATGTAAACCTCAACTTAGATGAAGTCCCACAATCTGGAGTACCGTTTTACAACTATGAAAAGATTAAGAAGAAAGTCCCCCAGATAGCTGATGACGTTGGAAGGATGGATCGTGCTTACTATGCACACTTCGGGAAGTACTTATATGGTGAGGGTGATGATATGTCGGCCTTTGACGGGTGGATACACATGTCCACCGGACGTTTAGGTAAACCCCAACAGTTTATAGGTTTTGGAGATCACCCTAAATATATACAGAAGGTAATTAAGAACCTAAAACCTGACCAGTGGGGATATGGTGGTTTTGGATTAACAGAGGAGAACCGCTATGTTAAAAGTATGCGTAATAGTAGATAAGACAGGCACTGCCTTAGATCGTTTAGCTAAAGGAGTAGCCAAGTATCACACTAATTTGAATTATGTTGTGTTAGACATTCACCCTAAACGTCCGGACGCAGAACAGTTAGAGAGGTTTGAACGTGAAGCTATAGATGCAGACATCATAGACGCTCAATACTATAGATCTCTTTACATGCTCAGAGCAATGTACCCATGGCTGAAAGATAAAAAAACGATTTTAACCCACAACAATCCCTATGCAATAGAAGAACAGAAATGGAACGATGTCGATCTAAACGTGGGAAATAACAACTACATCACAAAAAGATTAGGTGAGATAACCGAAAAACCCGTGGAGTACGTTCCCTTAACAGTAGATACAGATTTCTGGAAGTTTAACCCCGATTGGCAACCAACAAAGAACGTAATAATGGTAGCTAACAGAATAGAAAGTAAAAAAGGAATCTTACCAGTAGCAATTGCTTGTGCTGATCTTAACCTGCACTTCATTCTTGTAGGTGCTATAAGCGACAGAAACTACCTACAAGGCATAATGGACACCACAGGTAATGTAGAGTTTCACGAACAATGCTCAGATGAAGAGTTGAGAGAATTGTATTATAAGTCTTCTATACATGTATGCAACTCTGTGGATAATTTTGAATCAGGTACACTTCCTATCTTAGAAGCGATGCTGTGCGGAGTACCTGTTCTTACTAGGAACGTAGGCCATGTACCTGATCTTAACAATGGCGAGAACATGGTCATCTTAGAAGGCCAGCCAGAAGATGTGGCAGGGATACAAGAAAAACTTCTAGAGATGATTAGCAGCAAAGCTAACGGTACAACCTCTAAGCAATACGGTGCAGGGTACGATCTAAATACTATGCGTGATAAGGCCTGGAACACCGCTAAGAGTAGAAGTTTTGAACGAAGAGCCTACATGTACCAGAAACTTTACAGACAAGTGATGTGGCCGGATCAAATCCCCGTCTCGGTTGTTGTTCCCGTCTACAATAAGCCCGAGATAATTAGTAAATGCCTCAGCGCTATAGCAGAACAAACCCACAATAATATAGAGGTTATAGTGGCAGATGATGGAGACAACCCCACAGTGGTGTCTCAGTATATGAACTACGTTAACTTTCCGGTTAGATACATAAACACCAATGATGATGACTACGGACTAGCCAGGGCCAGGAACGAAGCCACCATCGCAGCAACAGGCGATGTAATGGTTTACTGTGATCAGAGGATGGTCATGGAACAAACAGCGATAGAGGAGTTTTTAAAAAGATTAGCCCCCAAGATCTGGTTGTACGGAAACAAAGGTGGTAAAAAGAGCTTTGTAGAGAACTTCTCCTGTATTTACCGAGACGATATAATTAGGTTTGGACTGTTCAATGAACGTATGACTATGTATGGCGGTATGAGTCAGGAGCTTAGATCCAGAGCTAAATATCAGGGTATTAGAATGGAGTACGTCGAGAGTGCCAAAGCCATCCCCACAGGAAAGAGCAGTAATAAGAATAGAAAGAAGCAGGAGATAATCAAGATGAAAAATCGTCTCTTCCAGATGGGCTTATGAACAGAGAACAACGAAGACTGAAGAACAAGAAAGACAAGACTCAAAAGAAGAAGTACTCTCTTCAAGACGTACAAGCTGCTATGAACATTGCTATTGAAATGAAGAAGCACACCAAGGGTCATTTGTTCAGCAAGAACACCAAGGACAGGTGTGTGTTCTGTGGTCAAACTATGAAGACAAAAAAGCAGTGCGATTATTGGGTGATGACTCTGCTAGATAGGATGCAGACCATTCTAGTCAATCCGTCTTTCTTTATGGACGATAACATCCAGGCTTTATGGCTGCAGCATGGAGAGGAGTACCAGAACATTAAGTTACCTTTGAATGTGGGGCCTAAGCCATGATTAACATCTTTGGGTGTGTGAATCATTTGGGAAATCAGTATGAGTTGTTGAAGTTGGCGAAGCGTGGCGAGGTGAAATTTCACTACTTAGAAAACAATGTGAGGCGTTGGTCTAAGTACTCATCTCGTCCCGAACCTACTACATGGCTTTCACCTGATGAGTTTGAATGGGTCACTCACTATGAGAAAGGAAAGTATGACTTAGCCATACTTCACGTCGATCAACAGCATGTAGATCCAAGGATAGGAAAAGGACAACTCTATAGACAGCTTAATGAAGTAATCCAAGATGTACCCAAAATTGTAATCAATCATGGCACGCCATTATGGGACGACTTCTACACTGAGGATCTAGTTATAAATGGAGGGATTGTACACACACCAAGAGGAGTTTTTCCTTTAGATGGCATGAAGCAACTTGTAGGGGATAACTTCATGGTGGTTAATAGCTACGAATCAGTAGACAGGTGGGGGTGGGGATATCCTTTAATTCACGGTATAGATCCTGATGAATGGTACGACCTACCCAAAGAACCTAGGGTTGTGTTAAGTCTTTCCCCTGGAGGGTTGGATAAGTACTACAACCGTGAACTAATAACAGCTATAAAAGGAGCAGTCCATGAACGTACAGGGCTGGATGTCTATCATGTAAACGTAAATATAAACTTTGAGCAGGATAATTGGGAACAGTATAAAAGGTTTATTGGGTCTTCATTAATCAATCTTTCCCCTTACAAAGACAGTCCTATGCCTAGAAGCAGAACAGAAGCTATGATGAGTGGAGCTGTTGTTCTTTCAAGTAAGTATCACGGAGCGAGTGAGTTTATAGAACACGGAGTAGATGGGTTCATAGTCCCGGACAATCCATTGTCTTACGCTAATGCTATTCATGGGCTGTTGAACGGAAACTATAGAGAAGCTTTACTAATGGGTCAGAGAGCCAGAGTAAAAGCTGAGAAGTTATTTCATGTGGAAAGGTATCTGGATGATTTGGACTTTATCATTAAAGAGGTGGCAGCCGGAAGGAGACCAGAATGGTCGGGAGAAAAGATATGGTAAGACATAATATAGTCAAACTTATAACCCAGGAATCAAGAATGACTGTAGATGAAGATGGAATCTACCAAATATATAAAATAAGGTTAATAGATATCCTAAGACTCATTCGTGACAGAAGAATATTCGTTAGGCACATAAAATGATAAGGTTCTTCACGCATTCTGCTTTCCATGGAAAATCAGAGCTTACTGGTTCCGACTTCATACGCTGTAAACAACTAATAAAGCACTGGCCTGAAGCTGATCTATACAAATATGGAGAAAATCCGGAGACTTTAATCTTCAACAAGGTATTCTGTTCAGATGATTACAAGTTCCCTGAACACTTTGAGGGTAAGAAGATACTAGATATATGCGACCCTATGTGGCTGGAAGGAAGTGCTATTGTCGAGACCTGCCATGCTATGGATGTCGTAACTACGTCTACAGAGCCACTAGCGGCTTATATAAGGCAGTTTCACAAGAAAGTGGTAGTTGTTCCCGATCGGTTTGATTTAAGCGTCCTACCGGCCCCTAAAGAGCACAAGGGTAAAGCTAAAACAGTTGTGTGGTTTGGCTACTCTCACAACTCTCACTCCCTAAAACCTGCCATGTCTAAAGTTGATGAGCTTAACTTAAATCTAATAATCATCAGCGATCAAGACCCGTTGGATATGTGGCATAAAAGAGATGATGACAGATATACGTTCGTTAAGTATAACGAAGACACTATTTATGAAGAACTACAAAAGGCCGACTATGCACTCTTGCCTGACGGAGTAGGGCCGAAAGATATGTTTAAAAGCAACAACCGTACAGTAAAGGCTCAGTTAGCTGGATTACCAGTAGCTAAGACTCCTGAAGAGATGGATCTATATGCAGAAGAAAAGAATAGAATTGACTGGTTTAATACCTCATATGATAAGATTAAGGCGGAATACGACGTTAAACTATCTGTTAAAGAGTTAAAAGAGATCATAAATGAAATCAGTGAAAACTCAGTGGGAAAGTAATGGCTGGTATAGATAACCTCACACCTTGGAAAAAAGGGCAATCCGGTAACCCAGCAGGGCCTAAGCCTGGCTATAAGCATATATCTACTTGGATAGAGGATATGTTGAACGATGAAGAGTTTGAGGCCAATCTGATAGACAGTAAGCATGGGGTGGTTGAGTTTAAGGGCGCACCACTCAAAGCAATTATAAAGACAGCTATTCATAAAGCTATAAACGGTGACAAGTCGTGGGCCGACTGGTTGGCTAATAACGGGTACGGCTCCCTGCTAAAGATACAGACAGAAGATCCTAGACAAGACATATTAGAGAAATACGGGTTGGGGGTTGAAGGTGCAGACGAAAAGAGCTAGCGGGCAAGGTAATATAACGCCAAACGGATATATAAGGATCAGAGATAATACTGGTCGCATGAGGATGCAGCACAATGTCGTATGGGAAGCGAAGAATGGATATATTCCTACAGGATATGATATCCATCATATTAATCACGTTAAGACAGATAACCGTTTAGAGAATCTTGAGCTACTGACAAGACTCGAGCATCGGCGGAAACACAATGGCTGGTATAAGACAGGAGAGATATGGTATAGACCATGTAAATATTGTAATAGAGAACTCGAAGCTAACTACAATAATTACTATATGACTACGGAGAACAACAAGAATAATCCAGTAGGTACGATCCTATTCGGTAAATGTAAAAGTTGCCATATAAAGGAAGTAGATTATGCTCGAAAAGTTAAAAAAACTTCGTGAGAGTCATTTGGCTATTCAGCATGACGTTGTTTTCTATCCGTATCAAGAGCAAGTATCAGACAGAATACTAGAAGCTTTAATACAGAACCTTCGTCTTACAGCAAGTGCGACAGAAGAAGATATTAAGAAACTAAAGTTAGTTGAGATACCCATCGAGTTTAGTCGGCAGAGTGGCAAGACTACGGCTATTGTCTATACGGTGGAGTTTATACTTACTTGGCTTTCTATAAGGTTTAACAGACAGATACATATAGCTATCTTCGCTCCACAAATAGAACAGGCTAAGACCGACTTTGATAGATTGAAGGTAGCTCTAAGAAGAGTTAAAGATTTAGTAGAGGTAGACGAGGCTACTAAGAGAATCATCAAGGAACAGGAGAACAGTAAGACTCTAGTGATGCCCGATGGGTCATCTTGTTACATCGCTCCCGTGAGTAAAACAAGTCATCCAGAATCTAAAACACTTGATCTGATGATCTTTGAAGAGTCTCAGGACTTAGATGATCAGATTATTAAAGAAAGTATATTCCCTATTGGTGCTAGTACTAACGCACCACGAGTCTTTATAGGAACGGCAGGGACTAAGATATGTTACTTCTACCGTTTAGGACAGACTGGTAGAGCGTTAAGATTGTATTTCGAGGACATAGTGGCCCAGAGAAGGGATGTGTATGATCGTACAGGTGATGCTAAACACCTGATCTATGAACAAACCGTTAGACAGGAGATCGAGAAGCAAGGAATAGATAGTGATGAGATCCAACGTCCTTACTTTGGTAAGTGGCTAATAGGTACGGGTCAGTACACAACTGAAGAAGACTTAGATGCAATGATAGACCCCAAAAGAACCCGTCCTACATGGCGCAATGAAGTTGATGACTGCTTTGTGGGGATTGATACAGCTAAACACCCCGACTCTACTGTTGTAACTGTAATACGCTGGAATAAAGAGACTAAGAAAAAAGACTTACTTAATTGGTGTGAGCTTAGAGGAGAGAACTACCAAGACCAGTTTGATATTATTAAGGACTTTCTTTCACATTATAAAGTCGTTTCTGTGGCTATAGATGCTACGGGACAGGGTGACTTTATGCCGGATATGTTTGAAAAGCACACCGAGTGGGCCGATGAACACTCCGGTCTTTACAGAGTTAAGTTCAGTTCAGTCAGTAAGGATCTGATCTACAAGAACCTGAAAGTCTCGATAAAGGAGTTATTGACGACTTTACCTATTCTTGGTACAAAACAAGGAGAGAAGTTCAGGCAGCAAATGCTGGATCTCCAACAAGAGTACAAAGGACAACTTCTAAGTGTACACCACCCCGATGACCCGAATGGACATGATGACTACCCCGACAGTTGGGCGTTGGCTGAGTGGGCTTATGCAAAGTACAACGAGGATAACAATGCTTCTATATCCTTTGTCTCAAACGAGAAAGAACGAAAGGTAAAACATGGGGATTCTGGAAAGGTTGAGGACTATTGGCCAGGCATCGACTGAGCCTGTTGAGCCTGAAACAAAATCATACGATGTCCTAGGTGGATTGGTAGATTTCGGTGGTAATAAACTGTCCGATCAGAAGAGTATATCCACTAAACTATTATTAGCTAACAGA